TAGAGCAGGCCGTGCAACGCTGTATGCGCCTCTTAAAAGATTTAGTACATTCATGGCTATCTGTAGTTAACGTGAAGGTAAAGGTTTGCGCCCACTGCGGTATCAGCTGGGCCTGGTAGAGCCATGATAAATTCTGCTCCAGAACGTTCATAGCGATAACGTGCCTGGAACGGATCTTTATAGTTAGGAACATAAAGAATCTGTGCAAGACGATTAGTCTCATACAGATAAACTTCGTCCCATAATTTTAAAGCATCCTTGACATTGCTGGATCGGATCGTACGATCAACGTCTCCCACAATACCTTCGACTCTGGTGCTTGGAGGTGTGAAGTCATCCTCATAAGAAGCAAGCTGTGTCTTCTTCTCTGCAGCGTCACAACGATTGATCTGATAAATGATCTTATCGTTGAACACTGAATCAGGAACAGAGTTCAAAGCTTCTTCTAGCCGCGCATAGTCACCTGCTGGAACACTAGTAACGTAATACCCCAGATGATATCTGACGCGGCTTTTATTGAAATCAGATAACTGCACAATGCACCGTCAGTATTGGTTAATTATAATCTGCACAAATAATAGAAAAGCCCCTACAGGGGCTTAACCATTAGACGCGGATTAGATCAGCTGCAAATACTGAATCCCAATCCACGCGAGGAATCGATTTTAACTGCTCAAGGCTAGTGAACCTTTCGCCTGACAAAGAAAGCTGTAAATCCTTAATCTCTTTTGCAGTTTTAAGACCGACTCCCTTGATATGATCGGCAATCATTTGAGCCGTAGCTCCATTGACATTAAGCCGAACATCTGTAGGAAATTTACGAGGCTCATCGCCTTTGGCTGCATCTTTTACTTGAAGAGTTTTAACCTTCTTAGATGCTTCCTTGTCTTCAACGATTTCTGTCTTGTAAACAGTGAAGATGCGACCGTCTTGGTCTTCGACCATGAACCAATCGCCTTCATCCCATTCAGATACAATTTTTAACCTTACGCCGGTTTTATTGTGTTTAAAGAGCATTGGGACTAGCTATTTTATTAACTAGCCCCATGTTACCCTAAATATCAATAACCAGGATAGTTAGAAGCGATCTTGTAGGGGAGATACTGCTCAAGCTCGTCATAATCGACAGGAACATCTTGACGTACGAAGCAAACTTCGCAAAGGATGTAACCAGCGCGACCAGCAGCTGCGTCAGCATCAGAGATAGCCCAACCGCCGTTAGTGGCAGTGGAGTTAGTCTGAGCCTTTGAATAGACGCGGAAGTTGGTGTTCGTAACAAGAACTTCGTAGTCGATGGCAGGGTCCAGAGGACAAGCACCTAAACCACCAGTACCTGCAGGAAGCTCATTAGCAACAGCAGTGATGTTAGCGCCTTCAACTACACCTGAGAAACTCACAGGAGCAGTAGCTGTACCAGGGCCGAAGCCGATTACCTGAGTAGCACCAGAGGTCTGGATACCTTCAAGGGAGACACGTCCGTCACCCCAGCCAGAGGCTACGGAAACAGCAGTGCGATAGACGTAAGCAGGACGATCAGCATCAGCAACCACGGTCATGCCCGTGATGTTGACGCGAGTATCATCATTCTTGTAAGGAGAAGGAATGATAACGTCGCCCACTGTGACATAACCAGCACCAGAAGTATTGGTGACAGGCACGTAGCCACGCAGTTGATAGAACTGCCAGCCGGGGTTGGCCAAGACAGAAGTCGGGCCAGCCGCAGAGGCATTGTTTTGGGATCCACCGCTGGTGTCAATGTTCTGATACCACCCGTTAAGGGGCTCAGTCATATCACCTGGGAAGATTTTCTTAGCAGATAAGTATGCCATTTTTCTTGATAGAGGTTAACTTATTTATGATCAGACCACGCCATCATCGGAGAGGTAGCTGAATGCAGTTGTGATGAAGTCTTTGTTCAAGACCTCGAAACCAGCATACAGCTGCCAAATAAGAATGATGAAGCGCGAGAAGTCATCATTGTTGTTGATGAGTACTTGTGCGTTAGGACCGCCAATACCGACGCCAACAGACTGAGGACCGAAGAAGTAACCTTGTGCAACTTCTTCAGCAGCGTAGTTAGCACCAGCATCGAATGATGTCTGTACTGACTTGTTGGGGAAGTTGGTTGACTCGAAGAACTTAACGCCTTCAAACTGAACGCCAGTAGGCATCACAGGTTCACCAGCCAGGAAGTAACCTTGGCCAGCCTGTGGACCCATGTAGAAGCTGGAGTTGTTAGGCATCATGGGGTTAGCCATGTACATGCCTTGTCCAGGATTGCCTGCGTAGCGAGCAATCTCACGGAAGTCTTCGTCACGACGCAAGTGCATCATGAAGGTAGGATCGCAAATACAGCGATACAGACCATCAGCAAAGGTAGGTACGTTACGCTTACGAAGATCTTTTACAACTTCGAGAAGGTCGGTACGAACAGAGAACTGTTGGACTTGTGCAGTGTACTCAGCAGCTGTATAAGAAATACGGCCAGTTGCATCCTTGACCTTGTCACCAGCGAAGTAGTAACCACCTTGGGTACTGGAAGCTTGACCTTGTGCTTCTGCTTTTGCAAGTTCGTCAATGAAGACGCGGTCACGCCAACGACGATAGTCATCGAGCAGCGTCAAGCTACCGATGGACTGGTGGAACATGTTCAGGTTGCCAGTGTCGAGCAGCAAACGCTGCGCGGTGACCAGAGTCTCACGAGCAATCTTAAAGGTTGAAGGCTGGGTAGGATCACCTGGGTCCGCAGGGCCGGTGTATTCCTTAAGCACCACGAGGACTTTCTCCTTCGTGATGTTACGGCTGTTAGCTGTACCAATGGTCTGGTCAGCAATACGCTCGCGTGAATCCTTAGTACCAGGAGTTCCCCAGAACTTATAGCGGTCCAGCTGCACGGTCTGGCCAGGCTGAGAGGTGAAGTCGTGGACGACCACAGGCTCAACAGCCATTTCACAGACATAAGCAGGATGCGGACGGTATAGTTCCGCACCTAAAATCTTAGGAAAGTCGTTATCTAAAAACACTTGTGTTTATCCTCCGTATACGGATAGTAAGTTTGTCAAACGAAAGATTCGGGCAAAACAATCACCCTATCTAAATAAAAGTTTAGCAGTCTTAAATATTTTAAGTGCTAATCAATACATCGGAAGGTAATTCATACCTTGCATGTTTAATCGGGAATTAACTGTATTGCTGGAACCAGGTAGTTCTGGATCAATACCAAGCATCTGGCCAACAGCACCAACTGCTTGTCCTGCAGCAACACCACCAAGGGCAGCGGTAGCAGCAGAAGCTGGAACTAAGCCAGCGGCTAAACCTGCAGGAGCAGCTGCACCAATAGAAGCAGGTGCCTCTAACAATGCAGTACGTGCCCTGTTGCCAATTGATCGGGGATCATACAGAGTTTGAGATGGTCCTCTTTCTCTGTATTCCGGACTCTGGCGAACACCTGTTTCAACGCGTTGGCGAAGGGATTGCCCTGACTCACCACGAGGAGCATCCATTGCTCCTCGCATACGCGCCATGAGCTGGGGATTGTATTTACCAGCAAGTTGACGGGCGGCTACTAAACCAGCAGCACCCCCTAAGCCAGCAGCAGCAGCACCGATGCCGGCTTCAACAGGATTCCCGCCTTGACTGGCAATAAGACCTGCAGCGCCGAGACCGGCAGCAGCAGGAATACCATATTTCAAAGCGTTACGCATTGGATCACTCCATCACGAAGAGTTTGTTAGCCATCACTTGAGGTGAAGCCTGGTTGATCACACGCCATGCTTGCGTAGGATCTTGATCCATCTGTTGCTTGAAAGAACCCCAGAAATCTTGGGGAGCTTGAGGAGCAGCAGCCTGTGGAGGTGCAGGGAAGTTTGCACCAGGAATCATTTGCTCATTAGATACCTGCTGAGTTGGATAACCAGGAGTAGCTAATTCTGCTTCAGATTCGTAGACAGGATATGGACCTTGAGGACCAAAGAAATTCAAGGTGTAATCTGACAAGATGTCAGGATTAGTAAGAATTTCGTTGTAAGCCAGGTTCTCGCGATG